AAAATATGCCTCAAGCTCAGTTACTGATTGGTCATAAGCGTAACGTAAGGATGTAATGTCAGGATCGTCGCTAACGTATGTTAGAGACTCGGAAATGGAATCATTTTGCATTGAGCTTGCCCTTTATGTTATGGAAAACGTGATAAAAATATTGCTCGTTAGCGCCTATCTTATCACACAACTCGCTGGATTTTATGGAGTAAAGCTCATCATGACTAGCAACTCTACACAAAATCTCCCAAGCAAGCAGTCTATCTATCTGCTCGCAGATCCATTGCCGGTTCATTGTAATGTCATCTGACGTATCTGTAGGATACTCCGATTGCATCTTCAATGGCCTCTATTTTTATATTCTTACCGACCAAAGCTTTTCTTAGTTTTCTTGGTATGCAAACCGGAACCTTTGTATCAATCTCCTTAATAAACGCATACACATACCTAGGATTTGCCGCAGACTTTATGACATATCCTTTGTAGTGCTTGGGAACAATTTCTGGAATATCAACAGCCCTGCGCAATATTTCTTGGCCATCCTCGTTGATCCACAATGCCTTGCCACCTTTTCCGGTCATCATCGAGGAACAAAGCTTTGATTTAGCCAAACTCACCAAATCGTTTACATCGGTATCAAGCTCCTCAGCTAATGCGCCTATTATAACCTTCGGCATCAATATCCCCCTTTTGATTTGCTTGTTGTCAGCAAGCTTCTGTTTTCCATGTGGTCTGGACCTTCTCCTCCGTTTGCCATTCTCAAATAGCGTATAAGATCAAAGAAATCCTTAAGTGCCTCATCCGCTTTACCTTGTGAATTGTAATTTAACAAACTGTCAATCAAATTTCCGCACTCTCTGTGTATGTAGCACAAGGGCTTGTTGGCAGCGTCTATTGGCTCGTTCGGGTTATAGGTAAACCACTCGTCAACCGCGCTAATCCCAAGCTCTTCCATTCGGCCATCCGAGGGATGGAACAGCATTCCATAGTCATCAAACAACATGAACAAATCTTCATTGTTGTCATTCTCCCTAGCAAAATACCTAGAGTCCCCTATACGCTCAAAAACCTCTATACCAAGATCGTTTTCAATCTCTCGGAACAACTCGGCATATCCTTCCACGTTATACCCCAGCTTCTTGGTTGCAGGACCATGTTTCCACTTAGGATCTCCGAACATGGCCCACTCTCCGTAGGTGTCTCTATCCGGCCACTCCCGGCGTATGTAAACATACCCGTCGCGATCTACCGCAGCCCACAAAGCAGTGAAGTTGCGAGCCCCGGCAGGGTCAACCACCTGATAACAAGTGAACCTGTTCCTGTCCGATATGTCAGGAAAAGACATATTGTACTTGTTCTTTTCATCGCCAAGAACATTTACTTCCGTATTAAAAAGCGGAAGCAGCGATGTCACACTCTTTACAGGAACACCATAAGCACGGACCAATATCTCCTCTTGCGGCCTATCCCGTAAATCCTTGGCTATCCGATCATACCCGCCAAACGGGTTTTCATCAGAATGCAGGTAGACTACGGAGGCATCCCTTTTGGGACTATACTGCTGCACAGGCAACTCCTTGTTCAACAGTTCAGCTCTTCTCGTCCTCAAGGTTTGAGAGCCCTTCAAATATTCCGCTATGAACGGAGTGTACCCATTGATCGGGGTGAAGGCTATCAACATCTTGGAATTCCTAGTAGCCAACCGGAAACGTAAAGTGTTTATCAAAGCGTCATCGCCAAGATATTCATCCAGCCATGTGCCAATGTTCAAGTTTTCCCCAGACCTGAACCCAAACTCAAAACCCTCCAAGATGGTTTGGTTGTTGGAAAACTGGGTGTAGGTTTTGAAATCCACCCTAGTCCTAGTGTCGGGGAAGATGAAGCTGCTACCGGTAAATCCATTCTGCATGGAGTAGTTTATGTAGCCCTCAACACTCTTAGTCTTCTTTTTAAACTCCCTCGGCATCATCTCCCAGATGGCTGCCTGTTGCACTTTCACGCTGGTATCAGCGTTCTGGGAAAAACAAACAATGTGACCGTCCGGGTTATTGGTAACGCTTTCCATTACAATTTTGGCGCACCCGGTAGTTTTACCACTCCGGTTTCCTCCCAAACACAGACACTCGTTGTATGTTCCTAGTCCATCCTTGATACGCTCCCAACCATCTAGGTTGAACCCATGTCTGACAGGATCTTCCTCAGCAGCTTGTATGCGGCCCTCATGGGCCTCATGCAGATCTTTGAGCAGCTTGGGGTAGTTTTCCCCTAGGAACACTATCTCCTCGTCCGTAGGGGGCTTTAGTATTGGGTGATGCGTAAACTCAATCATGTACGCTCTTCAAGCTCCTTGAGTGTTACAGCGTTAACCATAGCCAACAACGCCACAACCTCTTCATCTGGACTCTTGGCAAACAAATCATACTCAAACCCATCTTTAGTAAATGACGCTACCAACATTACCTTCCACTCAGGACTAATAGTGTCTAATGACTTTTCAACCAACTGAATGTTTCTATTCATCACAACACCCTGATTAAGTCGTGCCTTATTGGATCAGAAACAAAAGGCTTCCTCTCAATCGGAACTACCTCATGTTCCAGTCTATGACAGTTGGCGCAAAGCAAATCGCATTTCTCCAACTCTTCCTTAAAAGCCTTCTTATTGTCCCTGGCTTTTTTGTACCCCTGCGAGATTGTAAACTCCTTCTTCCCCCGAACATGGTGGCAATCAAACTGAACGGGTCTGCCCTCAAACCCACACTTGGAACACTTCCAAGAACCAAAATGCTCCTCTACAGCGTTATTAACGTGCATCCTTAGCTTGTAGTTGCTGCAATGCCTGCAATCGGGCTTATACTTCTTGGTTCCCTTGTAATGCCCATTTCCATGAAACTCCGTTAGCGGCTTCTCCTCTCCGCAACAATTACAAGTTTTCATAACAAACCAAAGGTTTCCCAGACCAAATCCAATAGTTCATAGGGACTATTCCCATGACACTGAACTATGTTCCCATCCCTAGTAACTAACCAAAACTGCTCATGCTGAGCCCTTAACAACTTAACAAGCTCTTCTCGGTTATGGTCATCAAACTGAGGACTCACTCTCAATGACCACCTCCGCTTTCTTCATATTGGCTAAACGCTCTCTAGCGGCCTTCACAGTGGCCTCATAGTCCTCCTGGCTAACCACCTTACGTTCTTCCACAATGCTGCTAGCCTCTCCCCGAAACGTGTTGCTTCCCTTCTCGGCCTTCTCCAAGGCAACCGCCAAGGGCAGCAAGTCCTTGAAACTAGCCTTTATTTCCCCAGCCTCCATCCGCTCTCTTAGCTTCTCTATCAAATCCTCCTCCAACGAGGATAGTTCCAAGAATGCCCTGCCCCTAATCTTGCTCCCTAGCTGCTTCCACTTGCCCGTGAAGTCGGCATAGTCCAACAACACGTTTACAATTGTTTCACGTTTGAGCCCATACTTGTTCCTCATCTGGGTCTGAGTTACCCCAGTCGCGTGTAAGTACAATATTTCCGCAACCTTTTCGGGGTTGCTCTTGGATAAGATTGAGTGGGTTTTGGTGTTTTGTTCCTGGATCTCCAAAATCCCCTCCCGAATAGAGTCTATTAGCTCCTCCTTCACATCCATTTGCCCATCCCCATACGCCATAAGCCCTTATCCGTCAATATTTTTAAGGGGCTTAATAGATACATATATATATAACACGCGCCCCCGCCCGCGCCCCCTCCTCCCTCGGCGACGGCATCGATGGGCGTGCCCTACGTGTAACGCGCGCCTTACCCGTAAGGCCAACCGGATCATTCCCATCACGCCTGGCGCGCGCGCATACGCGCCCAGGTTAGGCGTAAGACCAATTTTCTTTTGGTCGATGGGCAAAACATTCTAAACGACCCATTGAAAACGGGCCATCGATAGGCCCAAATCAACTTTTTTCCCCGTAGGGGAATTGCTCGAGATTAAACTTTTTTGTTGCAAATCTTTTTTCAACTTCGGATATTGCTTGCCGTTATGAAAACCACAGAAAAAGAAACCACACAAATCGAAGTTGTCTATAGCACAACTCCACTCGGCTATGTCCACTGCCACTTGTCTTTGGGCATGGGTACCTTTAGCGGCACGGGATTAACCAAAGGCGATGCGCTACGCAAGGCAATGGCAGTTGTCATCGCTTGCGGCACAATCTCGAGCATGGGCGATTGCATCGCCACAATATCGAAAAGCGTAGCTAGCCACGCAAGGGTTGAAAAGGTATAGTTATGAAAAAAGATATCCACAATCTTGCGATTCAATGCATTGCCGCGCCGCTTAACGAGCGGCCAGCAATTGCCAAACAAGCGGGCGAGTTACTTGCAAGCGCGCCCGCTTTTTCAACTTACGCCGCATTCAAGCGGCAATTCGGTCTTAGCTATTTTTCGAGTGTTAACTCGAGCGCCAAAATTGAAAAGAGCGCCCGTAAAGAAGTTGACACTCTCATTCTTTACCTTGCCGCAAGCAATAACGCGGGCGTTGAGTTGTGCAAATCCGCAACTCGAGAATGCCGCGCGCTTTGCTTAGTTTGTAGCGGGCGAGCAAAGATGGAAAGCGGGCGCGATCACTCAAAACGACGCATTGCAATTGCTCGAGTGATAAAGAGCTGGATCATGCATTTTCGGGAAGATATTGCTCGCGCTGTCTTGGCGCATGAAATAGAGAGCAAACAGAAAAGCGCATTGCGCAAGGGGCGGGCATTTGCTTGCCGTTTAAACGGAACGAGCGACATCGACCACAGTGAAACAATTGCCGCTTTCCCTAGCGTTTCATTTTACGATTATACTAAGAATGCCTTGCCCGATACGTTGCCGCGCAACTATTCAATTTGCTATTCCTTTGCCAACTTCTCGCCCGCTCGAGTGAGGCAATATAGGAAAGCGCTTGCGATGGGGTTGAATATTGCCGTGCCCGTTCACGCTGACGCATTCAAGCGGGCAACTAGCTTGCCATATGCATTCAATGCAGATCGAGACGATTTGCGGCATTTAGACAAGGAAAGCGGGCAGCTCGCCATTCTTAAGATTAAGAAAAGCCCGAATTATGAAAGCGGTAAGCAATCGGAGTTTGTCCTAGGGTTTGAGGGTGTGCGCGAGCTAGCTCGTTTGATTGGATTGGGCAACTTGCAAGGCAGCAAGCTTGCCGCCTAACTTTTAACCACACCGATACACTATGAAAATTCTTATCTTATGTGAAACGAGCAATGAGATAGCGGGACGGTTCCGCGCTCAGGGTCATAACGTTACAAGTTGCGACATTCTGCCTAATGACGTTGACCAAACAAACCATTGGCAAGGAGATGTAATGCAATTGCTTGAAATGCTGCCCGATGATAGCGTGGATTTGATCATTGCGCACCCGCCATGCACTGCGCTAGCTGTCTCGGGCAATGCGTGGTATGGCCAAGGCATGGCCAAGCATGAAAAGAGACTCGAGGCGATGCGCTGGACGGAAAAACTCTGGCGCCTATGCAAGCGCAAAGGCAAGCGCGTTGCCTTTGAAAATCCCGTTGGCGTGCTTGGCCACACGTCAATGGGCAAAGCCACCCAATATATCCAGCCGTGGCAGCATGGGCACCCAGAGAGCAAAAAGACGGGTCTATGGCTGCACAACTTGCCACCATTGGTTGAGTCCAATAACGTCAAAGACGTTTTTGATACGCTGCCAAAACGGGAGCAACAAAGATTGCACTACCTTCCACCTTCCCCTGATAGATGGAAGGTGCGCTCAAAAACTTTTGAAGGGGTCGCACAAGCCATTGTCGATCAATGGGGAGCAATCCTTTAACCCATAACACCTAGAAATATGAATATAGAAGATAAACTAACTGACAAGCAATTCCGCAGGGCTTTGCGATATGTACCCGACTACGGATGCATAGTGCAATTGGAATCCCTGCCTAACGGGGGCGTATTGCTCGCCACTTCCCATCGTGAGGGAAGCGGATGGGATGATGCTGACTGGGAAACGGTCACGACAACCTATAAATTTTCTGGCCCGTCGATGCGGGCATGCAGAATATACTCTGTAAATGAAATAAGAGAGGAGGACCAATAACCATGAAAGAACTCACAGAAAAATTACGGGTGGCGCGTGTCGCCCATCGTGCAGAACTCGCAACGATGTACCAGCAGTGCATCGGATACAATCCAGTTGAGGATCATCCCTCGATTGACACTGAGGAGGTCAGGGAAACCCTGACAGGGTGGATGAAAGATCGACTCGCAGAAGATGCCATCGGCATTGCTGTAAGAAGCTTACAGGATGCGCTAGGCGTGGAAAGCGGGGACCAAGCTTCCCATTATTTCGGGATGGATAGGGGATACGAGGCAACAGAATTGTTTGCCCAGTACATCGAAAGCGAGCTGAGCCTCGAGGAGGAGGACGACCAATGAAGGAGAAACTGAAACCACATCCAAGCATCGTCAGCGCTTGCGGGCGCGTTCATGTGGGCGAGAACCCGCTTAGCGCGATGCGTGCAGTTATCCGGGAGGTCTGGGGATCTTTCCCCAGGTTTCAACGGGAGAAGGCGCACACACGACGCTGGGCGCTTGCATCGGTAGTTTTATGCCATGCCCAAAACAGACTCGAATATTTGCAAGTAATGGGTGGAAACTACGGGAAGCATCGGGGCAAAAGAATTGTGAATCCTTACGTATTTGACACGGAAACAAAACGGACGGAGAGGGTGGGCAAATAATGCAGGCACTGCTTACGATGCTACCGGTCTTTTTCCTTCTCTATATTCTCTGGAGATGGGTGGAAATTGGAAACAAAAAACTAGAACAGGAGCGCAAAGATGGACGCAGAGACAATTAGATTTTTCTCGGGGGCGATCGTACTGGTCGCACTCCTAGCACTAGAAATAATGAAACGGAGAGGCACGTTATGACAAAATCAAAAGCAATAAAGAAAGCTCGAGAACAAGTTTCTGAGCTATACTCATTCGGGGAAAACTACAGATTCTCCGTTTACAGGAGGCGGTTTCACGTTTGGTCGGAAACCTACCCTACCAACTATTGGGACGCCAAAAGAATGAGATCTGAGGCTCTAATTGAGAGGGCGAGAGAGGCTCTTGGCTATTGTGATGGCGATCAATATGTTCAATACGATGGCGGGTCATGGAGGGACTACGTATGAAAAAAACAGTTGATCAGTTGATCGAGGAGGCAGTGAACAATTCCAAAACTGAAACGGAAGCCAAGCACACCTTTAGAAAAATGCAATGGGCCAGAGATCGTGGCACTCACATGGGCCACTTTGAAGCGATCTCCGAATTATGGAAAAGAAAGGGAAACGCATGAACTGGCCAATCTTATTGGCCGCATTGATAGCGGTGGAATCGTCGGGAAATCCCGATGCCATTGGGGACAATGGCCTGGCTTACGGATGTTTGCAGCTACACGCTGCCTATGTGCAGGACGCGGCAGAATTTGCCGGGAAAACCTGGAGGCATGAGGACGCCTTCAATCCGGCAACAGCGGAGCAAATAGTGCGGGCTTACATGGCCCGCTATGCTACCGAGAAACGGCTAGGACGGGAACCCACCTACCAGGACATAGCGAGAATGCATAACGGCGGGCCTGCCGGGTGGAGGAAACCGGCTACTTTGCCGTATTGGCTAAAGGTGAAGAAAAAACTTGAACAACTAGGAATATCTAGCTTCAATTAATCCAATGATAAAACAAAGACTCTACGATGAGGTCGCTATCGAGATGGATCAGCCATCCTTGGCAGACCTAGACGATTACCGCTGGTCTTCCGTCTTCATGAAGGCGATGAAGGCGGGCGACATTGTGCAGGCAGAGGGCATTGCATACACGATGCCCAAGGAGGCGATGCTGGACACGATGGGTGTCGAGCTGGCCATCTCGATGGAAGCGGGCATTCCCGATGACGTGACAACTCCAGCCCAAACAATTCTCAAGCGGGTCTATCGGACTCGCTTCACTGATAACCAAAAAGAAACCATAACCGCTCAAATATTATGACTGAGATAGATTTAGAATTCGATGAAGGGGAAAACCCCAAGCTAATCATAGGAGGGTTTGGCAAAAAAGATCCAAAGATCTCCATAGATTTGGGGGGAAGTGAAGGCGAGAATCTTTACGAGATAGCTGTTCATATAGAAAACATATGGGAGCAAGTAAAGGGATGGAAGCAATACAAGTGAACCGGGGCAACGCCCCACAAATGAAAGGAAATACCATGAAAGAACTAGCGATAGCTAGGAAAGCTTTGGCCGACTCGCAAATCAGACAGGCCAAGCAATGGCTGCATAATCGTAAGGAAATGCAGTTCGACGATAGCAAAGAGCAATGCATTCAATTTGCAATAGAATGCTTGGATCGCTATGAAGAACACTATTCTCCCTCACTTGAGGAGATGATCTCTATTGGAGAGTGCAACCTAGAGCAGCGATGAACCTACCCAATTATACCGTAAAAGATCTTGGCGAGACTTACATCGTCGAGATTGACGACGATTTGGTTTCCGCTGTTTGGAAGAACGGCAAGGATGTAACCGATGATCAGGACGATGCCGATCTGGATCGTCTCTATTGGCTAGCCATCCAGGAGAGGGACGCCCAAATCGATCAGATGTATGTTGATTACCACACGTACAACGAGTAAATGTCCTTTTCCATTGGCAAGCGGGTGTGGGCAATCCCCATGCCCGCAACAGACAAGCTTGTCCTGTTGGCGTTGGCCCATTATGCCGACGACAATGGGCAATGCTGGCCATCTTTGGATAAGCTGGGCAAAGATACCGGCCTGCACCCGAAAAGCGTTTCCAGGTGTATCAGGCGACTGAAAAAGCGGAAGCTAATCGAGACCAAGAGACGCATGAACAGCAGCAGCATAGTTTTGCTAAAAATATGAGGGCGCTTAGTTCCGACTCGGTAACCCTGCGTTACCCTATCCTAGTCATTACTATTCTAAAGAAAGCTTATGATATATTAGTGTAACCAAGAGTTACTTTCTGACTAGGAATTTTGTTATAGGTTACCAAGAATTACCAAGAGTTTTGTTTTCTCTAATAACTATATCTATTAGTTTCTACCTTAGCCAAGGCTTCAATGAAGCATGACGAAATAAAAAAACACAGAACAAACCTAAAAAAATATGAGTGAAAATAGAAAAACCAAACAGCAGTTGACAGATAACGAT